TGACTCTTCTGCTTCACCTAATTTAGAGCTGTTTGAAGTTATTAGAGCCTCGAATTCATTTCCCTACCCATTGCATATGGCCGCATTGGACCAAAAAGCTAATACAACATTTAATTCCAAAGTCATATTAGTATCTTCTAACCTGGAAGAACCAAAAGTAGCAAGCTTAAACTTTCCCGCTGCGTTACATAGACGATTTGATATTTGTCTAAAAGTTTCTAGAAAGAAGGGTGCAAAGGTTGTGCCAGGCGTGTTTAATCCCAACATTTATGAATTTCAGCGATACGATATGGTTAATGGAAAAAACCTTGAATATATGTCGTATAAAGACATTGTTTTATGGTGTACAACGGAATATTTTAAGCGAAAGGGTTTTGTGGACTCTATGGATAGCTATATTACGAAAGCACTTTCGGAAGGTGTGACAGAACAGGGTTTAGGTACTTTTATAGGAAATTGCGTTTGTGCTAGTAAAACAGCTGTGAAAGACACGATTAAGTCAGTAAAAGGATTCAAAGATGATTTAGTTAGTGCAGCAACGGGTGATATATACCATAGAGTGATGTCAGAAATTAGAGTAGCTTTGGAAGATTTTAGAACGAAGATCCAAATTGTTAATGCAAAATGGCAATCCTTTAAAGAAGAACATCCCTATCTGGCTAAAGCTATAAAATTTATAGGTGCTTTTTGTTTGGTCGTCGCCGTAATAAAATTGTACACTACATGGACCACTGAGAATGAGAAGAACAAACTTATGTCTCCTGAACAATTTGTGCGTGGGACTCCCGAATCCTACACACCAGCCAGCGTGAAACCAGTTAAAAATGAATCTTATAATCCGGTTGTTGTTAAATCCGTTAAAGTTGAAGGAGAGACAATAGTGTATAAGGAGTGTTGTCCGCATAACGTTGTAGATAAGGAAGATTGGCTGAAAGTAAAGCGCGATGTAAGTTGTTTGGAGTGTCAAAATGAGGCTGATGCACCTGTCCGATTAATTGGCCCAGAAAGTTACACGCAGACGAGCATCAAAGGAGTGAGAGCTGAGGCTGGATGCGAATTCGTGTGTGAACACGAGTTCGCCACTAAATGGAAGGTTAATCCATTTAAGTACTACTTTATTCAAAAGAACCAAAAGTGCCAGTTTTGTAATCCTATGCCTAAAGAAGAAGGAGTTAAGGACGTTAACGCAGCAGAGATGATGATGAAAATAATAAGATCAAATTTATATAAAATTTACGCGAAGGACGCAGGTGAGCCTATTGGCCATGCTATGTTCCTGAGAGGGCGAGTTGTGATGTGTCCCCAGCACTACTGCTCGGCCTTTAAAGGTTTGCAGAATATTGATAAAAATTCGAAGGTTTATTTTCAAAATGTATTTTTGGACCGCGCATTTGAAGTTTCGGTTAGCGATATTTTAGATGCCGCGTACTTTTTACAGTCGTCGTCCTCCGAGGGGAAAATTGCGTTTTCGCGAGACATAATGGCCTTTCCAGTCAAAACAGCTACCTTCCATTCGAATATTGAACCTATGTTCGCAGACAAGTCCAGCTTGTCTTACGTCCAAAGTTCAGATGTTGTGATGCCAATTTTAATGAATAACAATATTTCTAAAAGTAATCGAGCATGTGTATTGTTTAGGTACACAACGGGTAGAAGTAGTTTAAAGACCAAAGATGTAACTTCGATAGAGGATAGCGCCGGTAATGTTGTTAGATATATGAGGGATTTGTGGGAATATTCAATGGATACACAAACATCCGAATGTGGTGCTCCTTTGATAGCCCGCAATGTGAACATTGCACCGGGCAAAATTATAGGAATGCATGTTGCAGGATTGGAAGGAGCTGGATTGGGTTATTCAACTCCTGTATATAAAGAAGATATTCAACATCTTTTGAAACAATTTAATGATTGGGACACTATTGAGTATAGGAAAGAATTAAAGTTGGAAGATTATCCAGTAGAACAGTGTCAGGTTCCTGAAACAGCGGAATTCATTAGGTTAGGATCTGTTGTTCGACCAGTTGCTCAACCTTCAAAGACTAAATTACGACCATCACTAGTGTATAATAAAATACAAACACCAACTAAGCGTCCGTGTGCGTTACGACCAGTTACGATTGATGGAAGGGAATTTGATCCTCGAAGCTATCGATTAAATAGATTAGGGTGTGTTCCTGATTATGTACCTAGTAAGGAAGTAGATAATGCTGTTGAAGCCTTGGCAGATGATATAAGAGAAGAAGTATTCAATTTCGATTTTGGACCAAATATAAAATCTGTTTATACATTTGAGGAAGCTGTGGCAGGAATAGATGGTGAACCATTTGTGAATGCCATAAAAAGGAATACTTCGCCCGGTTATCCATTTGTGCATATGCCAGGCTTTGAGAACAGAAAGAAGATCTTTGGGGATGACGAAAAGTGCGATATGACTCTTAATACATGTAGAATAGTACAGAGGCGCGTTGAAAGGATAATAAATTTAGCTAAGGAAGGAATAGCAGTGGAACATGTCTTTATGGATACTCTCAAAGATGAACTAAAACCAGTACACAAAGCTCACAAGACTCGTTTATTTTCGGCTGGGTCACTTGATTATTTAATAGCCTGTAAAATGTATTTTAACGGAATTGTTGCGGTACTGCAAAAAGCTAGAAATTATTCACATATTTCTGTTGGGACAAATCCCAACAGTTTAGATTGGTCTATAATTGTGAGAAAGTTATTAAACAAAAGTGAGAATGTCATAGCTGGAGATTTTGAAGGATTTGATGCTACTCAGGGGTTGCAATTATTGCAAGGAGCTGGTAAGGTATTGATAAAGCTATCACAGGAGTTTTGTGGAACAAATGATGAAGAGGC